TCAGTGCAACGTTGGAGACACAGCACAGACGGTCTGGTTCGATCTCCCATGGAGCTCAGAAAACTACATCCAAGCGAATGCTAGGATCTACCGCCAAGGGCAAGAAAAACCTGTTATTATACACCACTTAAACGTGTATAATAGTATTGATGAACAAGTAGTGCGTGTATTAACTGGTAAAATAAATTTACAAGAAGCGTTGCTAGAATCACTTAACATGGATCAAACAAAATGAATGAATTACAAAAAATAGAATTAATTAACCATATCATTAAGTTGGCACGTCCTGTCTCAGCAGACGAGTTAAAAGTTACAACTCTTGATACAGAAATGAAAGACACAGGGTTAGACAGTTTAGATTTTTTGATGGTGGGAGTTTACATGGGTGACGTTTACGGTTTATCGGAAGAAGATTTAAAAGGCTTACAACCCAAACCTCCAGCAGAAGGTGAGGAGCCAAAATCTTTTACATTGCGTGATATGTTTAACTACGTAGAAAAACATGCCACTAAACAACCAACTAACTTAGAAGAAGCCATTGCGAGTATCGAATGATATATTTATCAGATTACCGCACAGTAGCGGCAACCAATACGGACTTGTTAGATGAGCTTGATTACCCACAACGTGTTCATTGGTTTCCAGAACTGTTTGCTCGCAAAGACACAGGACTAATTTATGTGCCGCACAAGTTGGCAGAGCGTGTGCTTGATGTAGATTTGCTACGCTCACTAAGAGAGCGCCAAGGCACAACGGCTTTTATTCTTGCCTCTGGTAACGCCCACTTTGCTGGTATAAACCCGTATGCAATTAAAAAGAGCCGTTTAACTTACGACTACAAACTACTGCCGCTTACGCTTACACAGGTATATGCCGGACGTATAGCGCAGATGTGTGGTGCAGACGATTTGGTTTACACAGATGCCAGTGCTTGTGCATCTAGTCTTAAAGTCATGAGCGACGTGTATGATCTAATCACATACAAAGGCTTTGACCGAGTATGCGTTCTTGGCGTAGAGGACACCATTAACGACAAAGTGCTTCACTTCTTTGGGCAGTCTGGTGCTTGTCTTACACATGAACAAGAACAGGACGGTACTCAACCATCCGCTTTTGATAGACACAACGGCGGGTTTTATGTAGGACAAGGCGCTGTCTTTGCTGTGTTTGAATCTGAGTGGGCGCTGTCAAACAAACCTAAAGCCAAACTGTTGGGCGCTGGCATAGCCAGTGAGCAAAGCACCAACGCTATCGGTCAGCGTGAAGACGGACAAGGGTTTATCCGTGCCGCAGAGATTGCACTAGAAACAGCCAACATGGGATCAGAGGAGATACAAATTGTTAAAACGCATGGTACAGGCACTAAGTCAAATAACATGGCTGAGAAGGCCGCTCTACAAACGTTGTTTCATACGCCGTTTATTGCGACGTCGTTCAAACAACGCATAGGGCACACCATGGGAGCATCCGGTTTATTGGAGACTTGTTTGTTACTAGACAGTTTGCAGTCTGGTGTTGTGCCATCCATTCCTAACCGAACTGAGCATGACCCTGTATTTTTATCAGAAGCACAGATAATGAAACGCTCACCCAAGATTCTTAGCTTGGCAGCAGGCATGGGTAACATTTACGCAGCAGCAATCTTTGACACAAAAGTATGAATAAAATAAAAGCAACTACCCCAAGACTATCGGATGAAGATCCAGATCCGTTAGAGCAAGACGATGTGGAGGGGACATCCACACAATTAGTAGATGGCTGGTTTCCATGGGATCCAGAAGACATCATAGACATTCGGTATCTTATTGAGTTTCATATGCCTCCAAAACAGAAAGAAATTTTACTAGCATTTTTAAACGGACAGAGCTATAATGATATTCATGTGACCGAAAAACACTGGCGCTATCATTTTGAAAAAGGTATTGAGTTTATTAAAAAGGAACTAAAGCTATGAGCCACTTTATTGTAGAGCATAGATTTAAAGGACATTATGTTATGGAGACGCTTACTGGTGTTGAGGATATCGACACGAGCCGCTATGAAAATTTATTGGGGATCTGGGTTTGTGACAGCTTCGAGGAGCTACAGGTCATGGAAAAAGAACTTAAGGAGTTAAGAAATGCAAGATCCGGTCAACCATCCTAAACATTACACAGAGCACCCCTCTGGTATTGAGTGCATCCAAATTACGGAGCACATGAGCTTTAATTTAGGTAATGCGTTAAAATATATTTGGCGTTGTGATCTAAAAAAAGATGCAGTAGAAGACCTGCGCAAAGCCCGTTGGTATATTGATCGTGAGATTGCTAAACGCACTAAAGTAGGTTCTTTTGAAATTGTAGATTACAACAACTTTATGCCAGACAAAGAGTGTGGACGATGATTGAGTTTATATTTGTGTCAGTAATGTGTATTGGTCAGAGTTGTGACTTTATGGTTAGCAACAGCCCAATAACTTATGAAAAATGCCAAGCAATTAAAAAAGATTTTTTGCAATTGCCGTTTAAACCCGAAGTAACTTTAGCTGCAGCACAATGTATGCGTATGGACACCGGAGAGAAAGTATGATATTAGAATTAGATGACGATTTTACGGATGAGATTACCGTTGTAAACTTAGCACAAAGTTATGTAGCAATAATGAGTAATTTAAAAAACGGACATGGTTGGCACGAAGATGATGTTGCTGCTTGGAAAGAATTGTTACCAGCCCTTAAATTAGTTGGTGGTTGGTACAGCACAGATTTTGATAAAGAAATTAAAAAGGCTAAAAAGAAATGACAGATAGATACGATTTAGAGCAAGCAATTATGTTGGCTTGGCAAACAAGTGATGACATTGATTTGTTATTTCATCACCATGGTGATGCACCTAGACCAATGACAGAAGATGAAGTGGGTAACGCTTTACTCGGCATTAAGATTTTACATGACATGCGCATGGAAAAGTTAATGGACACGTATAGTCGTAAGTTTGAATTGGATCAATACTGCACTGATCCAGTTAAATTAGCAGCAAGAGAAGAATTTTTAAATCCAAAAAAGAAAGGTAGTAAAAAATGACAACCCCATCAGTAGATGATTTTGTAGTAACCTTGGAGTTTGCAGTAAAAGATGTAAATACTTTACTAAACATTTTAAATATGCCAAGCCAAGCGCCTGTTGTTACAGTAGCAGCGTTTATTAATGGTATTCAAATGCAAGCAGGTCCACAAGTGCAAAAAGCGCAAGACAGTTTAGCAGCTGTAGAAAAGGCTCAAAATGAATCTGAAACAGCTTCTTAAACGCGCTGGTGTTAGCAACAACATCATAGCCGAGGTAGAACGTAAGGCCAAGATGACAACTGCACAACAAGAAATTGAGCATCAGGAAAAAGCTGCAGCCATGGCTAAAATGATGTTAAATGATGTTATGCCGCATCTACATAGCGCCCTTAGCAAAACCCCTCCCTCAAAGCCCAAGAAAACAATCATTATTCCTGATTAGGGCGGATTTCTCCTGTTTTTTGCATTAGTAGATATAGGTAGTACAACTCGTCGTGAGACGCTTGGAACCCTACTTTCACACACAACACACAGGAGATTTACATGAATCCATTTGAATTACGCTTTTCCGTATTTAACACAGCAAAAGACCTCATGGTCAAACAACACGAAGCCAACATGGCTGCGTGGGAATTGCTAAACAAAACAACTAAAGAAGCCCAAGATTTGGCTCCTAAGTTTCCAACAATGGAAGAGATCATTGACAAGGCTATTGAAATCAATACCTTTGTTAGCGGTCAAACAACCAAAGAACTGACAGGCTTAGTCAAAAAGATGTCAGGCGTTTCAGTAATATTCTAAGGCAAACCATGGCAACCAAACCCGGACTCTACGCAAACATTCACGCTAAACAAGAACGCATCAAGGCAGGCTCAGGTGAGAAGATGCGCAAGCCGGGTGCCAAGGGCGCCCCCACAGCCAAAGCATTTAAACAATCAGCTAAGACTGCGAAGAAATAATGGACGACTTCAAAAAACTACCTAAAATGAAAACCGGTGGTGGAGTATCGTTGGCTATAGGACGTGGCGAGAAGCTACCAGTATCACAAGGCGCTGGGCTCACAGCCAAGGGTCGTGCTAAGTATAATGCAGCAACAGGTTCAAATCTAAAAGCCCCTCAACCAGAAGGTGGCCCCCGTAAGAAGTCGTTTTGTGCAAGAATGTCTGGCATGCCAGGCCCTATGAAAGATGAAAACGGCAAACCAACCCGCAAAGCAGCAAGTCTAAAAAGGTGGAAGTGTGGCAGCTAAAAAAGCACCAGCTAATAAAAAAGAATTTACCCAAGAGATGGCGGATGCCATTCTAGATCTGGGTAGGCAGGGCGCATCCCAAAAAGCAATGTTTGCCGCCATCAATATCAGCAAGAACACAGCAGCAAGATGGAAGAAAGACAACGAACATTTTGCCGAAACCCTTGATTTAGCTACAGTTTATGCCCAAGCCTTTTGGGAAAACATGATGTTGGCTAACGTTGAAAACAAATCTTTTAATTCCCGAGTGGCAGAAATTGCCCTTCGTGGACAATTCCAAGAAGACTACCGTGATACACGGGACAACAAAATAGATCTAAAAGCAGAAGTTAAGATCGATTTCAATAAAGAGATAGCTGAGCTCATTTCCGCCCTAAAGTCGTAAGAAAAATATATTTTCAAAAAGGGTCTTTACAAAGACCCTTTTTTGCATTAGTATATATACTTCTAAACAGACTAATAAGGCTAATATGACTGCTCACGCACTACTCTCCGCTTCTGGCTCTAAAAGGTGGCTATCTTGCACACCTAGTGCCAAACTAGAAGCAACACTCCCAGAACAAAAACGCCCACCCGGTGCATTTGACTTTAGTCAAGAAGGCACTATGGCGCATTCAATGGCAGAGGCTAAACTAAGATACCATTTTGAACAAATTGGAACAGAGGAATATGAAAATGAAATTAGCACCATCAAAGCAACACCCTACTACAACGACGATTTCGAGGCTAACGTCGATAGCTACGTACTATATGTCCGTAGCCAAATCGGTGAAGGCGATACCCCGTTATTTGAACAGCGTGTTGACTTCTCTGACTGGGTACCTGACGGCTTTGGTACAGCCGATGTGGTTATACTTTCTAAGCACTCCATTCG